TCAGTTGCAAATGGATTCGGAGATAACGGCAGCAGCCCTTTTCCGCTTTTGTTCTTTTTCATCTTTGAGTGCATGGCGGTATACACTTTTCATAATATGATCTGTTTTCCAACCGCCCAGATCCATGATGTCCTGATCCGGAATACCGCTGTCGTGTAGTTTGCTTGCAAAATAGTGGCGGCATTTGTGCAGGGAGAAAGCAGGAATGCCAAGCTTCTTTTGCAGCCGTTTCATTTCTTCCGTGATCTGACCGGGATGTCCGTCATAGATACAGCCGGTAGAACGGATGAGTTTTGCAAGATCCTTATCTATTGTGATGATCCGCGTGCTGTCATAATTTTTGGGAAACGGCTTTACGATCCACTGGTTGTCCTTATTAAAGACCATAGCCTTATTGATCGATAGATTGTTTTTCTTATCCAGATCAGACAGCGTAAGACCACATATCTCAGACCGCCGCAGCCCATAACAGCCAAGACGGATAGGAATCTCATAGCGCGTCCCCTTTGTAGCCTGCAGGAGCTTCCTGATATCTTCACTGGTCGGAATATACGGTTCACGCTTTATTTTCTGTGGAAGCTTGGTATTCAGGACGAATTCCGGTCTATAAGTAGAAAGGACCGCAGAAACGAATCCATGATAATTGCGGACCGTCTTTGGACTTCTTCCGACAGAGAGCTCGTTGATCAGGTTATTGACGTCAACCTGTGTGATGGATGTCATTCTAAGCTCACAGAACCATGCAGGAATGCGATCCGGATATTTATGGTAGTCGCGTAAAGTGGAAGGAGAAAGAACATTTTCCTTTGAAGCCACATATGCAATGGCGGCGTCTTTGAAGGATACTTTGCTATCCTCGGCAGCAGGATCAGATTGCACGCGATCTATCAGCGTCTGCAGGATCATATCCTTGGTAGGACGACGATCAAAGGTAAGAGAGTAGTTCTTGCCTTTGTAGGTTTTCCGGACACGGAAGGACCCGGATGGTAATTTTTCAATTTTCATCGTATCAACCTCCTGAAAAAGGGCGCAAAAATAGCGCATCACTTGAAATAATGCGCTCCGGATGATACAATATAGCTTGTCTGGAGCTACTGTATTATCAGGAGCTTTGCCGCCTTGGTGTTGGTAGCACCGGGGCGGATTTCGGTTGGTGACAAAATGTCACCGACTGAAGATTGACAAAAGTCTTTGTCAGAGCATATAATATGTTTAACAAGAGAGCCGCTAGTCAGTGCACACCTGACCGCCGGCAAAATAGTGTTCTAAAAAATAGTGCCCTACTTTACCAGAGCGGGGGCACTATTTTTTACGTCTGAAATCTAAAACAAGAGCGATCACAGCGCAAAGCATAATTACAAAGGAGAATAATTCATCATATGTAACCATAGCACCAGCCTCCTTCCATAACGTCCGGCGGCTGACATAACACCCCAGCAGCTCCCTGGGTAAACATACTATATGCAGTTGTACAAATAAAAAAGGCATTTAGAATAATCTAAATGCCTTCAGATACTTAATAACTTAGAAAACAGTTGTACTTCCCATTCCCATAGTAGCACCTCCATATTTCTTTTGACTATGTTCCTTCATGCATTTATATTATGTCACTTTTTTATAAATGTCAATTTATATACAGTTGTAAAGGTACAAACTAAAATAAAAAAGCTCTAGGATTCGGTCATTCTCATATCAGCGAGAGACGTAAAACCTAGAGCATTATTAACATATAACCTCCTGTTACGCTATTATAGTATATACAAAATAGGAAGATGTCAATAATATTATGCAATGCCCTTGGTTTTTTCTTTTTATATGCAGTTCATTTGTATTCAAAGCGTGACAGCTTGTCAGGGCAGGACGGCTTTTCTTATGATAAAAGGTAAGTTGCACCGGTGCAACAATTTCTACCGTTGACAAAAGCTTTAGTCAGAGCATATAATATGCTTAACGAGAGAGCCAATGGCTAGAGAACACCTAGCCGCCGGCAAATTATATTACTACAAAAAGTAGCGCTTTAACTTACCAGGTCGAGAGCGCTACTTTTTGCGTTTGAAGTTAAGAACGAGAGTAACAATCGCGCAAAGCATAATTACAAAAGTGAAAAGATCATCATATGTAACCATTGGCACCAGCCTCCTTCCAAAGTGTCCGGCGGCTGACATAATCGCCCCATCAGCTCCCTGGGTAAACATACTATATGCAGTTGTAAAAGTACAAAAAAATTATGGACAAATGGGTCCGTTTTGTCATAAGATAAAGGCAAAACAGAGAGAAAGGTGGAATACAATATGAAACATTATTTAACCCAAATGCATCATATTATAGATTATATTTCCGTCTCTCTTTTTTTATATTGTATCCTAGTGCTAGTAGGAATAGAGGCAACACCATATATTGCAAATGAAAAAGTAAGAGCGATCATTGTGGTTACGCTACCATTTTTATTTTTAAAAAGAAAAATCATTAAAAAAGCAAATAATCTATTTCACAGATTTTTTGGATTTTTTAGGTAGTTCTTTATCGGAAATCATTGCCTGTGAAACTTGATCTGAAGAAATATGTTCTCCATTTAAAATACTGGATATCAGATCTGGGCTTTTTATATCAAGCTCTTTTATGAGCTGTATGTAGGTTTCTTTTTCCTTAAGTTCAAGTTCTTTATCTTTTCTGTCAGCACCGCGTATGCCATCCGTAGAGGATTCAATAGTGAAATTTAATTTGGAACTCTTTTTATTAAGCGAAACTTTAAATTTTCCACCATTTACAAGATTGTTTATTGCAAACGTTATTACTGCAATGGAAATACCTGCATTTGCTGTATAACCAATTAATTCAATAAGACCGGGAGAGTGAAAATTTAGTTTTACTCCAACATCAGCTGCCGCTATTTTCAGATCACATTGTTCAGCGATATCATCAACAGATTTTTCAAGGCTTTGAATTAACAATGATAATTCGTGGAGAGACAATCCGTTTGGATGTCCTGCATGAATTGTGCTGTGCAGTTCTTCACCTTTGGCGTAAATAGGATATAGACTTCTGTCTATAAAAGCCGCGTAGTCATTTAAAGAAGACAAGGCTTGCTGAGATCGAAAACCTTTTGAAAGATAAATATCCATATTGGATTTGGAAATGGTTTTCAGAACTTTGATTTTTCTTCTCTTATAATACGGGCACAGAACGACTTCGGTATTGGGCGATTCTGTCAGATATTTTTCGATATATGTAGAATCTTCATATGGATTTCCAGTAATTTCCGCTATAAAAATTGTTTCGGAGTTTTTATTTGGAATAAGAACAATATCACCAATTGACAAATCAAATATAAAACGGTGTAGCTTATTATATATCGAAGTTATTTTTACTTTGCTACCTAACTCATCCTCGTCATCCTCTTCATCAATATCTGCAGAAGGAGAAGCTTTTTCAAAAGATTCAATAATTCGTTTAAGGCTATCCTCATCATTGGTATTCATCATACTTATTGTTATATAATCCCATGCAATAGCTACATAGGAATTTAAGAGAAAGTCATTATAGTATTTACCACCATTAGTACGGATCATCCAGTAATTACGCTCCGGGTTAATTGAAGGGATGCTAAATATTTCCTTGATATTGTTTTCCATTAGATTATCCTCCTTAATTGTATATATTAGGCATACAGGGATTGTGTATGCTTTAGTTCGTTTTGTGTTCAAATAAATATACATTCTGAAAGTTTATTTAAGGATCCGGCCTGCTCTCATGAGCATTCGCTTCAACAGCATTTACATCAGCTTTTCTTTCGAAATCCCCATTCTGAATATGGTAGAGCTCATGAGCATAAGCCTGCAGCAGGTTTTCGTAGCTGAGCCGGTCATTTAAAACAATAGTAAAGACTTCATCCTGACATACGACAAAAGATCGTATAGAGGTTGGAAGACTATGTAATACACTGTTTATCATAGTTCCCCTCCTTAATATTTTATTTTTCACTGAATCGATCCAGCAGTTCCTTCACCAGCTGGATATCTTCAGGTTTCACCTTACGGGTAGCATCGAACAGTACTTTGTAATCAGGATTTTCATATAGAAACTGTGCGACGGCAGCAGCATCATTGTCCAAGTAATAACTGTTATTATCGTTTTTATCTTCAATCAAATCTGATTTATTTATATGAAAGTAATCAGCAAGGGCTTGAACCTTTCCCATTCTGGGAAGAGCAATACCAAGACACCAGGTGTTGAATGTACTTGGAATAACACCTATTGCATCAGCAACTTCTTTTTGCGTTTTATCATATTGTTCAAGGTACTTATTTAGATTTCTGGCAAAGATTTTTCTTTGATCTACTTCTGTCATAATACGCGCCTCCTCTTTGTATAAGATAATACAACGAAATTAGATAAAAGGCAACTAAAATACAAAAAAAATGTATTTTAGTATTGACATCCAATTAAATTGGATTTATTATATAATTGTTCCAAGGGAACAGAAGAAAAAGAAAGGAGAAAAACCGATGGGAAAGAAGAAGGAAAAGAAAAACGGTAATGAGAAGCACCTCGCAAATGTTCTTCTCATTACCGCCACAATCAATCTCATACAGGCAATTGTTGAGTTAATCAACAAGTTGCTTGAATGAGGTACAGGGGAGAGAAATCTCCCTTGTAAGGAAAAGATATACTTTTTCTTTTTCATTGTCAATAGAAGGAGGGAAAATTATGTGGTGGAGTATATGTAAAATCGCGATTTTCCTTGCAATTATCATATATCTGATAGTTAACAGGAAAAATGAAGATTAGAGAAAAGCTGTCCTATCGGCTATACGGGGGAAAGGAGAAAAACTTGGAAAAATTACAGATTAGTCTTGCAGCGGCAAGGGTTAATGCAGGAATGACACAGGATGATGTAGCCAAGAAAATGAAAGTATCCAAAAATACTATTGTGAAGTGGGAAAAGGGAACTTCTGAACCGAGTGTATCACAAGGTAGAATGCTATCTGATATGTATTCAATGCCGTTAGATTATATTTTTTTGCCCACAAAATCCAATTAAATTGTATTTTAGAAAAAAGGTAGGTGAGAGAGATGATAGAAAGCAAGGAATTAAAATCGATCATTATTGATTTTGAAAATAAGGTATTTCTTCTCAATGGGGAGCCGATGGATACCGTTAGATCACTGCATTTAGAAGCAGATGGTTCAGAATGGAGCCTCACGCTCTGTAGAGATGAGATATATGAAGCTCCATTCAGAAAATCAAAGAATATGTAAAGCATATACGGATTTTAGAAAGAGGTGAGATCGTGAAGATTGTATTGGCTATATGCCTTATTGCATCATTGGCTGTCAGTGCTTCTTTGAAAATGACAGTAGATGCCCTTTCGCTATACATCAAGGATATGGGAATAGTTCCTGACAAGGAAACCGTTTCAAAGTATAGCGAAAAGGCTGCTAAGAATTTTTTTCATATTCCAAGTTGATACTTGATCAAGGCGGTTATGGTACCGCTGGCAATTTGCGCCAGAGCACTGATAGATGTGGAACCTATTTTAGAACTTACTTCTTTGACATTGTTCCATACGGTGTCAGATCGAATGTTGGCAAGAAATTCATGTCCATTAGGAGTTAGGTCTGTAATTCCCAGGTTACCAGCTAAATCGCGAGATTTTAGTTCAATCAGATTTGCTTTTGCGCATTGTAGGATATGGTAGCGAATTTCATCATCAGAATATGTAGACAGGCTGGGAGCATTATCCCGTTCTTTTGGATAATCAAAATAAATATTGTAACCGGTATTTGCTTCTACAGCTATCAAAACATCTCTGACACAGTTGGGATTTAACTGCATACTTATAGTCCTCCTTTCGTAATACTCGGATGCCTCAACACCCTGTAAAGAAAGGATAGAGCAGAAATGATGGAAAATCAAGTAGAGGGTAGGTGAGAGAGATAAAAGCACTGGTAATATTTGCCGGAATATGGCTGGCATATTTAATAAATGCAAAATATGGGTTCTTTTGTGGGTTTGTAGTATTTCTGGTTTTCCTCGCAGCAAGTGAGGAATTATGAGATCAGCAGTTTTTCTGTAGGTAACGACTGAATAAAAAGATAAAAATGCAGAAGAAAAACAGCATAGTAAGTTGGTTTATGGGTTTTGCAGATTCAAATAGAACAATGCCTAGTGCGACTAAGAATAGTAAGGCAAATAAAATACTGAAAACTATTAAAAGTCTCAAGAGGATATAAATTGTTAAGAATTTAATTAGATGAAAAGGGCTTTTGTATTGATGGCGAACAAATCGATAAGGAAAGCTTCTTGTCTTTAAACCAATTTTTTTACAGGACTTATCATATGCAGAATCTATGTAGGCACATAAATCCATAAAATTGATGTTATTCGGATTTATAGCACAACAATATGAAAGCTCTATAAGTCTTCCGTCTGCAAGATTTTTGTTCGCTTCTATGATTTTGAGAACTTTATGCAAAATAGCTGTATCACATTTTGTATAAAGTATTGGTTCAAGCAGATTAAAAATAGGAAAAATGAGTTTATCATGCCTCTCTTTAATGAATTGAGAAGTAATACTTCCTTTGGAAATATAGACAGATATTAGGGCTGATATAATGACTGCTACAAAATTTAATGGATCAAGACTTGCCTGCGTACTATCGATTAGTTTCTTAAAAAAGTCCATATATATTCTCCTTAGTGTTTTTAGAAATCATATCACGAACAGGGAAAAAGGGAAAGGGCAGGTGAGAGAGATGCAGAGAAGGACGGAAAAAGAACAAGCTGTCGAAAGATTAAGACAGCTTGCAAATAGTAATTGGGGTAATGAAGTTAAAGTGACCATAAGATATGCCAGTTGTTCGTCAAAGACGGATACAGCTGAAAAGAGAAAGGGCAGGTGAGGCAGATGCCAAAAGCATGCATCAATAAAAAACAGTATATGGCAGAAGAGTTTCCCGGATGGGTCAGACTGCAGATGCGGAAAAATAAGATCAGGCAAAGGGATCTTGCAAAGATGCTTGGTCAGACACAGCAATATGTCAGCAGCCGGATCACCGGTGCAATCCCGTTCAGTTATCCGGAGCTGCTGGTCATATTTCAGGTATTAGATACAGAGCCGGAGGACGTAGTCCGGTGGATGAAAGTATAGAAAAAGATGATCGTACCCTGCATGCGGTGCACAGGCACCGCGCATATATATCCCCTCCATTATAGCGTGCGCAGCTTACACCCCTCAGCTGCGCACCGCATGGAGGGTACGACGAGAAAGGACAAGCTATGGAAAAAATAGAATATTGTATAGGCTTTGGAGGCATCGTAGTTATGGGAACAGGCATGTTGATATGGGATAGTGCACCCATTAGAGGTACGATCCTGTGCCTGATCGGCCTTGGAATCGAAGCATGGCAAGCAATCCGAGAAGGGGCTTGGATGTTGTAGGAGGAAAAGATGAGTGACATAAACACAATCAAGGCAAATGCAAGAACATTTGAGGGACTGCTTCCGCCGAACGCAGCGAAGCTGGTCTATAAGGAAAAGAAAGCCGGAGATACATATTTTTACTTTATGGACGATGACGGAAATTATTATTTTAACACTGAAAGCCAGATCCGTTTCGAGAGAGAAATGCAGGAACTGAAGAAGAAAAGAAGACAAAAGAAAAGAGCCGGCTGACGACCGGCTCCAATCACAAAGTGCTAAATAAATTACCCAAAAACAGTATAGCATTTTGTGACAGATAAGTCAAGAAAACAGGGCTTTTGAGCCTGTTTTTTAGACTTGATACAGATATTAAGTTTGCGACAGGAGAGACGACAAGATGCCATACAAAAAGATCACGTACTATTGCGGAGCAACGATTGAGGTAGAAAAGAAACATACCGGGAGATATGGAGCCCCAGGACAGAAACGGCAGAAGAAACGAAAGCCGACAAAGGAAGAGATCGCAAAGCAAAATGAACGGTTAGCAGTTCAGAAGCTTCGGAGAAAGATCAATACGAATTTTGGAGCAGATGATTATCATATAATCCTTACTTATCGGCCGGAGGAGAGACCGGATCCGGGTGGAGCGAGGAAAGAGCTTGCGAGGTTCTTCCGAAATCTGAAATCACGGTACCACAAGCATGGCGATGAGCTGAAATATGTGGTGGTTACTGAATACAAAAAGACGGCAATCCACCATCACCTGATCATAAATAGTTCGGACAAGTTCAACGCTGTGGCAGCAGTCCGGGAATGTTGGCCAAGAGGTCGCCCAAAGTTCGTACCGCTGGACGACGAGGAAGATTACAGGAAGCTGGCTGAGTATTTTGTAAAAGAGACTGCGGAGAGCTTCCGATCCCCGGACAACCCGAACAAAAAGCGGTATTCCTGCTCCCGCAATTTGAAAGAGCCAAAGGTGTCAGAGCGGATCATCAGAGCAGGGACGTTTAAAGAAGACCCGAAGCCACCGAAAGGGTGGTACATCGACAAGGACACGCTGTACACCGGGGTCAATCCGGTGACAGGGTACAGATATCAATATTATACGCTCAGGAGGCTGAGACCTCCGGGAAGGAGGAGAGCGAATAGAGATGAATGTTGAGATTTACATAAGCCATTCGTTCAGAAGTCCACGCAAGGCAGAGGGCGTATACGGTTACATACTGGTTTATCACGATCCGCAGGGGCGGGAAGCCACAAAGACCGTATTTCGGGAAGCCGAGGCAACACCGCACGAAGCTGACCTCATGGCAGCAGTCGAAGCCCTGCAAGCCCTGAACAGACCGTGTGAGGTTGAGATCATAGGCTGCAGCTACTTAAGTAGTGCGGAGCAGTGGCTTGACAGATGGCGCGCGAATGGCTGGAAGAACGCAAAAGGGCAGGAGATAGCGCATAAGGACCTGTGGCAGCAGTACAACGGACAAATCCTGCGACACAGAGTAAAATTCGGCATTTCCGGCAGTTTTAGTGACTGGCTGGAAACGGAAATCAGAAAGAAAAAAGAGAAAATTGGAGGATAAAGGTATGTTTGATAAATTTGGAGAATTTGACTCTGCAGAGGAGCTGAATGCAAAAGCAGCAGAACTGAAGGCAGCAGGGGAAGAAAAGAGACTGGTGGAGCTTGCGCTGGAAAACGGACTGGATAAAGAAGATGCAGAGGACTATATGGATGACTATATTTCGACCCTTGCAACAACTCTTTCCGCTGCGATCGGGAAACTGAAAGTAGAAGCGGAAGATCTGAAGCTGAAAGGCGTGCTTGCAGACTGGGTGGAAGAGATTAAGACTATGGCAACAGAGGTTCCCGGTATGGCAGGTGCAATCCGGAAAAAAGGAAAAGATCTTGCAGGGTATATCGCAGTAACTGCAGATAGCGGCTATGAGCACCGGGCTGTGGTAGATAAACGGATTGTGGCTAAGACGAAGCAGGCAAAGAAAATAGTAGGCAGTCATGAGTTTTCCATCGGGATCCCTGACAAGAAAACCAGAAGAGAACTTGCCAGGGAATATTATATCGGGAAGTAGGTGAAAAAATGATCTGTTACAAAGGATTTAACCAAAATCTGTGTTGCACGATGGGAAGAGGTACCATGCAGTATGAGGTAGGAAAGACCTATACGGCAGAATCCGCTAAGACAGCAAGCACAGGACTGCACTGTGTGGAGGAGCCAATAGAAGTGCTCAGATGGTATCCGGTTGGCCGCTATTGTATCGTGGCGGCGGAGGGAGATATCAACGAAAGTGATGATAAGATCGCGTGTACACAGATGCGGATTTTAAAAGAGATCAACAAGAAGACACTGGCTATGCTCCAGTGTGAGTGGATGATGGAGCACCCAGACAGGAAGTACAGTGACAAAGTGGAAAAGGATATCGGCACCGCAGATCCGGGAGATATTGTGGTTGTTTACGGTCGATCACCGAAAGCGCAGGGCGGTATAGGATCATTGATCTGTATGGTAAAAAAAGGCAGAGACGGTTTCAACGCCGGCGCTTACCTGATCGACGGCAAGCGGTATAAACCGGATGTGTATTACCGGGTAGATGGGAGGCGAGCAAGATGATAAAAGCAGAGCTTAGAAAACTGCGGGCACTTCCACCTACACCGGCTATGATAAGGGCAGCAGGCGAGAAGATAGAATATGACGAAAAAAGATGGTATTCAAATAAAATAAAGCACATTGTGAAAGACAAATATTGCAAGTTGCTCCGCATCCAGCAGCTTGGAGCATATATCAAAATTGCTGTATTCTATCCAAAATCATTACAGAAGGGGATCAGAACACCGACATACGAAATCTATCTGAATACAGAAGGAAAAGAGTATATAACGCGGGAACTGGATGAAAAGGGAAGCGAAACAAGATGGCTGACGGCAATGGTCATCAATCTCGGAGAGAATTTTTGCGACTATAGTCGAAAACAGAGCATATATATCAATCCGGATGGAAAGAGAACATTGCAGAAGCTGCTTGCTTTGAATCCGGACAATGGTCAAAAAGGTTGGGACAGATTACGAGCCTGGCAGCAGCAGATAAAGGAAGAACAGAAAAAGCGCAAAGAAGAAAGGGAGACAAGGCCGTGGGATGAAGATATGAAGCTTGTGCCAAAGCTTCCGAAAAGCTTTCAGAAATGGATGCAGAGACAGGCAGCAGATGATGTATACATCATATATGATTATGGATCAAAAGAGGGCTGGTGCACGAAATGTCAGAGCATGGTACATCTCAAAAATCCAAGACATAATGCAGAAGCTGCCTGTCCGCATTGCAGGGCAAATGCCATTTATAAGGCATCCGGTAAGTGTAAGACGCTTGCAGCGGGACCATATTATGCAGAGATCATACAGAAAATACCGGGAGGGATAGTAGTAAGGAGCTTGTACCAGACACAGAATTTTAGAGGAAAATATAAAAATCCGGGTATATTCACACATGAATACAAAAGAATCCTTATTTTCACTGATGGAACGGTAAAGAAATATGATTACGAAATGTATAAAAACAAATATCAGCGTTGGATTCTGGATAAAAAGTATTTTGCGGGGAAAAGTGAGACTTTTTACTGGTCAGTCAGATCCAAGCTTTATAAACGCAACTGGTCTTATCTGAAAAATGAGACATTTTTAAAACACAGCACTGTAGATCTATGGGATGTACTGCCTTGCGGTGTTGTGAAATACATCATGATAGAAAGAGGAAATCCTGCGATCGAAAAACTTGTGAGAATTGGAATGTTTCGCATGGCACGTGATGTTATAGGCATGAATTACGATAAAAAGATTTTTGACCAAAAGCAGACAGAGCTCGCAAAGCTTTTGAAAGTGGATGGCAGCAGGCTGAAACGAATGAAGGAAATGGATGCAAATGTAGATATGCTCCGGTGGATGCAGTATGAGAAACTTGTAAATAAAATCTGGCCGGATGATATGATCAGAGATTTTGGAAGGGCTGGGTTTTCCACAAGTGAATTCAATTTCCTTCCGACACCGATCAGTTTTGTGAAGTGCTGGAATTATATCAAAAAGCAGATGCTGATAAGCAGTGGAACGATGTGGCAAACACTTATTACATGGAGAGATTACATCAACATGGCAGATCAGCTCAAAATGAACACAAAGCTGGATCAGATCGCAAGACCTAAGGATCTGAAGGCAGCACATGATGAATGTGTCTTATTGAGAGAAAAGGGAGATGTAAAGAAAGAGGCACAGAAGCTTGCCAAGAAGTGGCCAAAAGTCAATAAACAGCTTCCGAAGCTTAAGAAATTCGAGTATACGGCAGATGGGTATACGATCGTAGCACCTGAGAGTATTGAGGATATTGTGATGGAGGGACGGATCCTGAAGCACTGTGTACATACCTGTGATTATTACTTTTCCCGCATCCAGACGGATGAAAGTTATCTTTTCTTCCTGCGGAAAGCAAAAAGCCCGGATGTGCCGTGGTATACGCTTGAGGTAGAGCCGTCGGGAAACATCCGGCAGAAGCGTACGACCGGCGACAATCAGAATAAGGACTTTATGGCAGCAGTCGGTTTCCTGAAGAAATGGCAGAAATACTTTGCACAGCAGCTCACAAAAGAAGAAAAGAAGCTGGGAGAAAAAGCCAATAAGTTGCGAATAGATAATTATAAAAATCTCAGAAAAAACGGAAACCGAGTATGGCATGGAAAATTAGCGGGTCAGCTTCTGGCCGATGTCCTGGAAGCGGATTTTATGGAGGTAATGTGATGAATTGTGAAAGATGTTATTACTACGGGAAGGCAGCGGATGCACCTGAAACAGTAGAAGAAGAATGTATGTGGATTCCGTCTGAAGAGGACGGATACAATAGACCGTGCGAGGCTGGATGCGAGAAGACGGTAATCGGAATAAGCATAGAAAGATTAAGAGAGGAATTGTCAAGAGGATGTGAGTATTCTGCTACGCAGGATATAGTTCACTGTTCATTTTTGGAAACTATGGAAGAACTTGGAGGAATAGGGGACTGGGACGAAATGGCAGCAGAAGATATAGAAGGTCAGATGTGCGTATTGCAGTCATTGTTTGAAAAATTTTATGACAAGACAGTAGAAAAGATCGTGAACTATATAGAGAGTTATAAGGAGGAAGAACAATGAACGAGATCATATATCAGAAATCATATCAGGAATACAAAGAGGAGCTCACACAGGAGCTTCAAAGGACTGCAGAGGGATTCGTCAGAATTGGTTATTTGCTTAAAGTGGCAAGGGATACCAATGTCCTTGCGGAATCCGGATATAAAACGGTTGCAGAATTTGCACAGGCAGAATATGGGATTGATAAAACACAGGTCAGCAGATTTATTTCCATCAATGATAAGTTTTCGGAGAGCGGATATTCCGACCGGCTTCAGGATCAGTACAAAGGGTTCGGTTATGCAAAACTCACACTGATGCTGCAGCTCCCGGAAGCGATCAACGAAGGATTGTCACCGGAATATACAAAATCAGAAATCCAGCAGATCAAGGATGAAGTGGACGAAGAAAGGAAAATCTCAGACCTTGAAGTGATGATGGAAAACAGAAAGGTGCCGGGAGGAAGCCTGCTTAAGAGAGTCATCGAGGAAATCGGCAAGGATGATCCGGAGCTGTTCGTAGAGATGGCAAGGGTTATCAGGGGAGAAGCACCGGATGATGCCATGGAGACAATGGCACCGGACGGAGAGAAGACCTATTCTGTGCGTGTACCGGCGGAAGGACGTATCATGCTGATGCTTTCGGAAAATAGCTGCAGAATGGTAAATACCCGCTCCGGCGAAAAAACGGAAACCACGATAGAAGAGATCACAGAGGAATGGGAGAAACTGATCACAGACTGCGATCATCCTGAGAAAAACTGGTCAGAAATCTACTGTCAGCCATTTCCGAAAGCAGAAAAAGCGGCAGTTGCACCGGTGCAACAAAAGAAGCCTTCGAAGGTCCAGACAAAAAAACCTGAAAAGCCCAAAAGGACTGAGAGCGAGCCTGTGGCAGCAGTCGAACCGGTCAAGCCGGAAATGGAGCAGGAAACAGTCCAAAACGGAACGGAAACAGAGAGAAATGAACCGGAAACAGACCAAAATGAAACGGAACCGGTAGAAAATGAACCGGATCAGGAAGAAATCATGCCTGCGCCGGTAGAAAATACAGCGGAAAGTGAGCCGGTGGCAGCAGCCGGAGAGAAAACAGAGGAAAAAGTCGAGGTCGTAACCGGAGAAATCGTTGAAAATACTGAGTGTGACACGGATCCGGCAGATGGAGCAAGGATCAATCTGAGGATCGGAAATATCAAAGACCGTATGCTGGCAATAGATGGAGCACTTCAGGCTAAACGCTGGGTAACAGCACAGCTTGCCGCGCAGGATGTCGTAAATGAAATCAGTGAGATCATAGCGATCAACATGGCAGCAGGCGAACGACACAACGCTACGGAGGCAGAGCATGAATAAAAGGACAAAGGCTTTACAGTTTTCGCCAAAAGTAAGACAAGCCATCTGGGAACGTGACTACGGTCAGTGCCTCTTTTGCAACTTGGACTACCATTGCACAAGCACTTCACAGCTTGCTTACGAGATCAAAGACATTATGCACTTTATTCCGAGGTCGCAGGGCGGCCTTGGAGTAGAAGGCAATGGCGTGATCGGTTGCAGGTACCATCATCAGATGCTGGATAACGGCAATGTGGGATTGAGAAGTGAGATGTTGGCAATGATGGAAGAGCACCTGAAGACGCATTATCCGGGATGGAACAGAGAGGAGCTGGTATATAGTAAATGGACTATGAAAAATTCATAATTGACACAATCACAAAGCTGTCCGGGAAATATACGCCATATCAGATTTTTACTGATTGGATCAGGATGCTTGCAATTGCAATCCAGAACTCATGCCAGCCCATTCACGACAAACTGTATAAAGACAGAGAAGACCAGTATATAACAACAGCAAAGAAGTACAGCAATGAAGAAATAAAAATGCTATGTGATATGGCGGGAGCTCTCACGGAAGTGATGGAAGAGAGATTCGGAGATATCCTGGGAGAAATCTATATGAAGTCAGGATGTGGCAGCAGGCAGACAGGGCAGTTTTTCACACCATATCACTTGTCCTACCTGAGTGCCAATTTAGTCATTGAAAGTCAATTTGATCAAATTGTGAAAAATGATCATATTGAACTGAATGAGCCATCAACCGGCGGAGGAGGCTTTTTAATTGCTTTTGCGCAGGTGCTGAAAGAAAAAGGCATTGACTATCAAAGAAAACTGCATGTGGTGGCACAGGATCTGGACTGGAATGGTGTGTATATGACGTACATACAGATGTCCCTGCTAGGAGTAAAAGCAATTGTTGTGCAGGGAGATACACTCAGGGAGCCATACCGGAAAGGATATGATAGTTACAGAGTGCTGCGGACGCCTGCAGAAATGGGGGCATTGTTATGAGAGAAGAACTTCTGCAGAAAATTCTGATAGCATTGCAAAGCGAAGGAATAGATACAGACAGAATAAAGCCGAAGCTGATCATAGCAATGAATGATTATGAGATAACAGCAAGATGTACGGAAATCGCCGTAGTCAACGAGGACGACACAGAAAAGTATATAAAACTCTTTCTGATGAACAAAACTGTTGCAGGCTGCACGAAAAGGACGATCGGACAATATCGGGATACATTACTCCGTTTTTTTAAAGATGTGCAGAAGTCGCCACTGGATATTACATCGGATGATATAAAAATGTACCTTGCGCTTAAAGAAGTCAGAGATCATGCCAGCAAAGTATATACAAATGACATACTCAGAGTAATAAGCTCGTTTTATACGTGGATGACAAAGGAAGAACACATTATTAAGAACCCAATGAATAAGGTTGATAAGATCAAGCTGCCAAAGACAAAGAAGAATGCATTTACGGAGCAGGAAATCGAGAAAATGCGGATTGCAATAAAAGATGATCTGAGAATGACAGTTATATTTGAAATGCTGTTATCGACATGGTGCAGGATATCAGAGCTGTGCAATATGAAAATAAGTGATCTGTCTGAAGACAGAGGGCAGGTGCTTGTACATGGAAAAGGTCAGAAGGACAGATATTGCTACATAGGAGAACGTGCAAAAATATATCTGAATGAATATCTGTCACAGAGACCGGATGACAGCATCTGGCTGTTTCCGGCATCCAGCCTGGCAGTATCCGGAAAAGGACGCTGTGTATCAAGAATATGCGCAGAGCACAAGGAAAAAATGTGCGACTGGTGGAAAATACCGGAAATAGTACTAGATGGACCTATGGATAAAAGTTCGGTTGAAGCACGCATCAGAAAGCTTGGAATAAGAGCAGGGGTAGAGAAAGCACATCCTCACAGATTCCGGCGCACTGGTGCCACGTTCGCCTTAAGAAGGGGAATGCCAATAGAATATGTATCAAAACTGCTGGGGCATGAGAGCATTGAAACGACGCAGATCTATCTGGATATATCGGAAAATGAACTGGAGCAGAGCCACAGAAAATACGTGTAATTCAATTGATGTAAAGGAGAAAAGACAATGAAAGTAAGAACGATAAGAGAAACAGAGTACACTTGGAAACAGATCGAGGAGATTATGGCAGCAGGTAAGGCAAGAGAAACATTTGGAGAAGATGGACAGATCACAGTCCGGGTTGAAGGGATTGGAACAGCTCTGCTGAATATCCTGGATTACGACAAGGACAAGACTGCGGATCCTGATATGCGAACGATGACACTGCAGTTCACAGACCTTCTGTCCGATGAAATGCCATTTGATGAAAAGGGTAGTAACAAATGGGAAGAGTCCAGCATTCGCAGACACATAAACAGCACTGCCTTCAAGGAGAAATTCGAGGAAGGATTCAGAAGGCTTCTTGTTCCTGTGTTGAAGGAGAATGGAGACAGAGAGGCAACATTGGATACGTTCTTCCTTCTATCCGTAGAAGAGATGAAGGCCGAGGAAAAGAAGTACCAGCGATTCAGATCAGAACGCGATTGCGTGAAAGTCAATCCGGAACAGGAGACAGAATGGCACTGGACAAGATCGGCTTATCGTGGCAATTCGTACAGTACGCGGTATGTGGACTCTAGCGGCTACGTCAACGACAGCAACGCCATCTATGACTATCGCTGCGCCCCGGCTTGCGTCATCGGAGCGAAAGCAATCAAATAATCAGCGCCCGCCACGCAGGGCGCAGGAAATCAAGGAGGTGTAGAAAATGGATCAGAGCGAAATTGTAAGAAGTTATCGTGAAGCAAAGAACAAAGAAAAGCAGATACAGATCCTTGCGGACTTAAATGGCAGCAGTCCGGAGCAAATCAGGAAGATCCTGATCGCGGCCGGAGAGCCGGCAGAAAAAAAGAGACCGGGACCGAAGCCAAAGGAAATCAGACAGATGGTTGTAAAGCCGCTTCCGGACTGTGTAAAGAAAGCGATCACAGAAAGGATGATCCGGCTGACGGAAGAAATCGAAAAGAAGACAGCGGAGCTGGAAGAGCTTGACGCTTACATGAAGGAGGAAAAAGCATGATAGAAACATATGGAACCTGCATGTATTGCGGGCAGTCGCAGGTAATCAGAGTACCGGAGGATGCAGACGAAGGAGAAAAGAGCAGAGAAGCAACGAAGCTGTGCACCTGTGGAGAGGCACAGCAGTTTAAAAAGATTGAGCAGTCAATCGATATTGCGGAAAGCATCATAAAGACTGAGTATGCATCAGATCCGGCAGCGCAGGATCTGCTTATGGCAGCAGCCAGACCGGTTGCAGAAAATCTGCTGGACAGGCTGACAGTCAAACATAACACCGTCACATACAAGCTGATGAGAAAAGCAGACGGCACTTTAAAAATTGAAAAAGAAACAAAGCGCGTGGAGGTAAAGGAAGCATGAGCAGGAAACAGACAAGTGCTATAGCTGAATTTCAAGCGGCAGCGGTGGAACAGGGAAAGACCTATGCAGAATATCAGATAGAGGAATCGCTGCGGCAGCAGGCTCTTGAAATAGAGCAGGAGAGACGGCAAAGAAAGCAGGCAAAACAGAAAAAAGGTTGAAACACCGGGCAGAGTCCAAAAGAAACAAGTTTACCTCACATTTTATATCACAGAACAGGTTTTACCCGGCCGGCTTATGCGCCGGTCGGCAGGAGGTGACGGGATTATTAAAATGCAGATAGGAGATTGATTAAATGAAAGTGATGATTAAGTAAAGGTGGGATGGAAATGACGGAAAAGGAATCAAACAGAATAAAAAAGGATTACCTTTGGTCCTATCAGCCTGTTGAGAAAAGAATCCGTCAGTTAGACGGGGAAATAGAAAGATTAAGACTGGAAAGAGATGCGACCAAGGCGATACAATATTCCGGTATGCCTAACGGACAAGCTGACAGAACGAGTCCACAGGAGAGCTATGTGATGGCATTGGAAGATGCTATGCAGAAAAGAGAGAAATTGAGAATAGAATACATAAGGCAGCAGAATGAAATCAAGCAGGCAATACATGCAATAGGTGATCCGGAACTTGAGTTGCTGCTTGAATATCGTTATATGGAGTGTATGACGATTGCACAGGTGGCAAGTAAGATAAAATATTCCGTCTCAACAACGAACCGGAAGCATAGCATGGCTCTCAGATTATTTGAATTACCACAAAATGATACACAATGAAACAAAGCGATATGCTAAGATATTAGCGTAAACGGATGTAAATATAGGTACCTCCTAAAAATAACCATAAAACAAAGAAGGATGTTTGCAAATAGCAGGCATCCTTTTTGGTTTATGAGAACATTTTCGGCAGAAGGGATAAACATGGCAGGAAAGGATAATTTGCGAGCCTTAACCACGGAGCAAGCACGGGAAATTGGTCGAAAAGGCGGGTTGGCAAGTGCAGAGGTGAGAAAGAGAAAAAAGACAATATACGAACTCACGGCCACCATGCTGGAGGCTCCTGTGGATGGCAGACGGACACGATCGATAAAGAGCCTGGTAAAAGATATGAGTGAGGACGATATGACGGTAAATGCGGCAATGATAGCCGGACAGATAAAATCTGCCATCGATGGGAATACAAAAGCTTTTCAGGCACTTGTTGACATTCAGGGAAAGGCAAGGCGGCCGGACATAGATCACAGAGAATGGACAATACCCATTACAGATATTACGAGTGATTTCGTTGAACCGTATAGAGCAGTTCATGAGGCTTTTACAGGCGATAACAACCTGCGGGAAGTCGTTTCCAAGGGCGGCCGTGGATCCATTAAGTCAAACTTCTGGGCAGCAGTTGCATATGAAACAATTCGAAATGATCCGCAGGCGCATGTCGTGTATACAAGAAGATATAAGACGGATCTGCGAGGCAGCGTATATAACCAGTTTATGAAGACTGTGATCAGATACAAGGATCTGGATAACTGGGATTTTAAAGTATCGCCTATGATGGCGGTATATAAGAGAACTGGGCAGTGCGTTATCTTTGTGGGTGCAGATAAGCCTATATCTCTTAAGTCATACAATTTGTCATTTGGATATGTAAAGCTTCTGATCCATGAAGAGTGCGACGAAATGGCAGGCGTGGAACAAATGGATAATATTGAGGATACATTTCTCAGATCGGATACACCGGCTCTGGATGTGAAGATATTCAACCCGCCAAAGAGTAAGAATAACTTCATGAATATTTATACGGAAGAGGCGGTAAAGAAAGAGACATGCCTTGTCTGTCACTCTTATTATTACAATGTTCCGGTCAAGTGGTTGGGAAAAAGATTTTTCGAACGTGCTGAATGGTTCCGGCTGCATAAGCCATTGTATTACAAAAATAATTATGAGGGCGAAGTAACAGGAACCGGCGGAGGCATTTTTGAGAATGTGGAAGCCGGAGCGATATCAGACGAAGAAATAAATACCTTTGATGTGATCTATCACGGCCTCGATTTCGGTTATACCCATCCACAGACCTTTATAAGATGCCACTACGACGAAGAAACAGATGTGCTGTATTGTTTCGATGAGGTCTATTCCAAGAAGTGCAAGAATAGCACATTTGCCCGCAAAATCAAGAAATACAGAAATGTTGAAATTATAGCGGACAGTGCAAGACCGGATGCTATTAGAGAAATGCTGGATTGGGGATTTATCGTAACCGGAGCGATAAAGCGATGGGCAGGCGGCAAAGGACGAGATTACTGTTGGGAGTGGCTGCAGCAATGTACCAAGATTGTTGTGGATCAGACCAGATGTCCGCATCTATATCATGAGCTGACAACACTCGAACATGAGCAGCTTAAGGATGGAAGCTTTTCAGATGCATATCCGACACTGGGAGAGGACTGTGTAATGGCTCTGATATATGCCCTTAATCGTGTCATTATGGACAGCCGCAGGAACAATGGGCTGTATGACGATGTGGAACTTGAAGACGAAGAAGAGGAAGAATTTGACGAGGTGGATCAGGAATGAAAATCTTAGAAAAAGTAAAGGAGTTTATCATGGGAATGTTTAAGACGAGAGCGGAGAAAGAGTTCCAGGTAACGGTTTTGTCCAGTCAATTGTTTGAACTTGAGCAGAGGAGATGGCTGAGAGTTATCAAGGGAAAGCCGGACTGGCTTACCAAAAATGTCCGGACAATTAATTTTGCAGCATTTATATGTTACTTTGCCTCAAAGAAAGCCTGCATGGATTTACGGGTAAAGGTAGAAGGCTCGGAAAGAGCCGACTATATCAACGCATGTATTAAGGCAATGGTAGATAAGTCGATCAGGGACAAGGTGGAAGATGCCTGTGGTCTGGGCGGTATTATTCTTAAGCCAAGCGGTACATATAATGTGAATGCTGCTATTGACTATGTGCTGCCCGGTAATTTTGTGATCACGGAAAAGAACAGTAACGGAGATATCAGGGGAATTATATTCTTTGACAGGATTGTAAAAGGCAAGGAGTATTATACACGCTTGGAATATCAGCACTTTGAGAATGTCGCGCACCCGGAGACCGGAGAACCTGTGCAGGCCTATATGATTGAGAATAGGGCGTTTAAATCAAAGAGTGCTGAAGACCTGGGTGCAAAGATAAATCTGGCTGACGTACCGGAGTGGGAAGGTCTTGAGCCAAGTATTGCCCTCGATAATGTGGAGAAAGCACTGTTTGGCTATTTCAGAATGCCTCGAAACAATATCATTGATTATGCAAGTCCGGAAGGGGTATCAATCTTTGCTGGATGTATGGAAGAACTGAAAAACCTTGATGTGGCATGGAGCAGGAAGGCTAATGAAGTGGATGACAGCCAGCATATTACGTTCATTGATGAAGCGTCATTGACAACAGTAGATCAGAGGACCGGTCAGAGAGGAAAGGTTGAACTTCCGCGTTTTGTGAAGGGCATTAAGAGAGGCAAGGTAGATTCAGAGAAAGTGATCGATGAGCATACAGCGACATTGCTGACAACGGACAGGATCAAAGATATAAACAGCATTTTGTCTATGATCAGTACAAAGATGGGCTTCTCTCAGGGACAGTTTGTCATGGATGCAAAGACCGGCCATATCACAGCGACACAAATTGAGAGTGATGATAACGAAACCATTGAGACAATTACTGATATCAGAACAGCTCTTAAGGCAGCAGTCAGAGATCTTATTTATGCGCTGAATGTGTATTGTGATGTGTGCTTTGATATGCCAAGCGGTTATGTGAATGCACTGGATGCAGATGTACCGGATGAGGATGTGTTCTATTTCAAGGATCTGTTGTCGACTTTTGAGCAGGACAGGGCAAGAGCTTATCAGCTTGTAGTGCTTGGGGCGTATTCAAAGAGAAAATATCTGAAAGAGTACGAAGGCTTCTCGGATGATGAAGTTGATCAGATGATGAAGGAGATCGAGACAGAGAAGGGCGACCAGAAAGGGCTGTTTGAGGAATGAAAATATATAAACAGATCTCCGGTGTGACAATTGACATATCGACAGACAGGCTGGATGAGAGAGCAAAAAAGGCACATGCAGCATTAAATATGCAGGTCATGGCTGATTGTAATCCACTTGTACCGTTTGGCGAGCAAGGAGCTCTTCGTGGCAGCGTAATGCTCCCACAGGGTATATATGGCAATGAGATAGAGTGGAATACACCTTATGCACATTACCAGTATGTCGGTGATCTGTATTTGACGCAGGATGGGCGTTCGTTTGCGCAAAAGTATGAGAAGAAGTATCCGACCGGCGTTCCGCTTAAACACAGAATAGGAACAAGCGGCTGGTTTGAAGAGGCAAAGGAAAAACATCTGGATGAGTGGGTTTCATTGGTCGGTAAGGAGATTGGAGAGTAATGCTGACACCGGAATATTTTGAAAACAAAGAAGACAGAATGCTTGAAATGTTTCGGGAACTCGAAATGTTTCTTTTGGAGGATGTATCAAAAAGACTGCTGAAAGCAGGAGAAATGAGTGGTACTGCTGATCGGAACATATGGAAGACAATGCAGCTTGGCGTGCAGCAGGAAGAAATCTTAAAACAGTTATCAGCGTTGACCGGAAAGACGACAAAGGAACTTAGGGACCTGTTAGAGGATGCAGTGATGACGTCATGGGAAAGTGACAGGGCTATTCTTGAGAAGATGGGAGTAGCCACAGCCAGTCCGCTTGAAAATCCTGATTTTATGTGCGTAATAAATGCACAGCTCAAAAAGAGCAAAGGGGAGCTTTACAACCTCACAAGGTCAACAATGCACCAGGCACAGAAAGATCTTATCCAGCTGCTTGATCAGGCAGATATGAGAGTTGCAAGCGGCGTGCAGTCTTACAGTTCTGCAATATGCCAGATCCTGGATGAATATGCCGGAAGGGGAATCAAAGTAGAATATGCCAGGCGTTCCATATCCTTAGAAGCTGCAGTCAGGATGTGTGTGGTTACTTCCATGAACCAGACAACGGCTCAGCTTACGAATGCATACATAGAAGAGGCAGCAGTCGAATACGTGCTTGTATCAGCTCATGCAGGAGCCCGATATGATCCGAAGCATCCGAATGACTATCATTCACATGATCATTGGCAGGGAAAGGTCTATAAGATACAGGGAAGTGAGGAAGGATATCCGAACCTCTTAGAAGAGACTGGATATGATATCAGAGATGGTGTTGGCATTGTAGTAGAGCCGGAAGGCTTACACGGATACAATTGCAGACATTCCCACCAGCCATGGATAAAAGGCCTGAGGAATCCATATGTGGATGAGAATGGAAATCTGAAGATTGATACAGAGGAAAGCAGAAAGCTTTATGATCTGAAACAGAAGCAAAGAGCCATGGAGCGGTCTGTCAGAAAAACGAAGCGTCAGCTTCTTGAAAAGCAAACGCAGATCGATCTGGTTGCAGAAATGGATGTAAAGCCACTATTGCAGGCAGATTATGACAGGCTTGCTTATAAGCTCCGGGAACAGAATAAAGCATATAACAGTTTTTGTGAGGATAATGATCTGACCAAAGATACTGATCGGCTGAAGGTAGCCGGATTTAAGAAGAAGCAGGCCAGCGTGGCGAATGGAAGGGCAACAGCATATCAGAATGCAGCAGAAAAAGTGTTACAGGTTAGATCAGGCGCACAAAAAATGAAACCTGCTCCAATATTTGAACATAAAACTGCTGAAATAGATTATAGGGCAGAAAAAGTTACCTTCAAAGATTTGAAATCATGGAAAAAATCAATAGGTAAAGTCACAGATGATGAATATTCTATAATCAGCGGAATGAATGATGCAGGATATATCAGAAATGCCAATGCTTACAAAATCAATAAGGCAATGCGTGAGGGTACTGTTAGTGAATTAAGTGATGCAAGTAAGAAAACCATTGAAACATTAAAGGAAGTCATAAACAAAAATGAATCTGAAATGGATGCTGTCTTAATAAGAAAGGTTGACAGGGATTATCTGAAAAATGTATTTGGCATTGATCATAAAAACTTAAATGATGCTATTGAAGAACTGAACAGCAAAAAAGTAGGTGAAATAATCACCGAAAAAGGATTTGTTTCAACATCATATAAAGAAGCAAAGAATCTAAATAACAATGATGATGTTTTGCTAGATATATATGCACCGAAAGGAACTAAAATGTTCCTGACGAAGAACAGGGAAGAAAGCGAAATAATATTACAAGCAGGCACAAAATTTGAATTCAAAGGTGCAACACTGACAGATGATAATAAAATCAAATTGTTGGTAGATGTGAAGAATTCAACCGATTCTGTTAAACCACTTGAAAACACTGCAAAAGATAGTAAAATAGACTTAGATCTTCAGTTCTTTGCAAAGAAGCATAAACCAAAGAAGGTTCCAAATGATGATCCACTTTGGGATTCACTTGTAAAAGGTGATGTTAAGCAGCAAATGGAAGACGGAATCTTTGAATGGGAACATGGGGGGTATGATTATCTGATTGAATTCAAAGATAAATATACCTATGACATACTTAGTAAAAAGAAGAAACCAAACATCCATGAATAGAAGGTGCGTATGAAGGTTAAAACAGATACTGATAAATCATTGTATGATGAACTAATAAAAATTAAAAACAGTGAAAAGTTCATAAGCTTTATTTTCAATTATTGTGAATCACAAGAAGATAGAAAAAAACTTCTATCCTTCATTTTAAGTGGCAATAATGACAGAAAAGAAGTCCTTTTGATGGCATCACAAATTGGAATTGAAAGTGGAACCGTAGAGGGAGAACTTGAGGAAGAATGAAAGCATCCTACACAGGGTGCTTTTTTGACACAAAATGAAACACAATACTGTTTGACTTTGCATAGTAGACAAGTTATATTTTAAATGAGGACTGGTTTATGATAGTAATAAAACTCGATGAAAAATGTCTCGAAGAGTGTTCTCATGTTGAGATCAGAAAAAGAAAAGATGGAATTGCTGTAGTGAAAGTGCCGAAGGCGCGCACGATTTACGAGATTCCGGTTGCAGAGACAAAAAAGAATATGTGACACTGGAATCAATGGATACCAAGTAAGGACTTAATGAAGTCAATCACTTTAGTGGTTGGCTTCTTTTTGTTTGCCAGCAATGGTTTAAATTGCACCCTATTCGCGCCGGGCTGACCGGATTAACAACTTTTAAGAAGAGGAGAACAGATACTATGAATGTTGTAGAAAAATTGAAATCCATGGGCGTGGAAATCACTGAGGAAATCAAGAAGGCGTTTCCAGATGACATGGTAAGCAGTCTCGAAGTGAAAAAGAAAAAGGACCGTATCGAGGAACTTGAAAAGAAAGAGAATGCATGGCAGGAAGAGCAGACCAAGCTGCAGAAAGAACTGAATGACTTAAGAGAATCCAATGCGGATGTTAAGACATGGCAGGAAAAAGTTGAAGAGCTGAACCAGACTCTTGAAAACGAGAGAAGAGAACGTGCCCAGAAAGAAGAAACAGAGAGACTGAACGGACTTGTAACGGACTTCTTTAAGGATAAGACGTTCGTCAATGAGATTACCGGTAACGCGATCAAAGCGCAGCTCATTGAAACACTGGGAACCGATGCAGCAAGAGGGAAAAGTATTTCAGACTTGTTTGATGCAATTGTGAAGGACGATAAGGGAGAATACAAACCCAATATTTTGATCGATCCCAAAACCCTTGCAGCACAGCAGAGACGTTCGAGTATCGTAGGAAGAAACATCGGCACTGGCGGAAATGGGGAGAAGCTGTCCATGGCCGAACTCATGAAACTCAAAAATCAGGATCCGGATATTGATATTAATCAGTATCTGAACCAGGAATAAAGAAAGGACAAAGGTTATGGCTTTATTTGATAAAGTGAATTTTAATGGCGAAGTATTTGACACAGTGGTACGTAACACGCCGAATACCAAAATGAATGCCCTGCTGAAGTCGGGTGCAATCGTAGAAAAACCACAATATGCATCTATGCTGTCTGAGCAGAAGGGTGGTAATTACATCACAACTCTGATCAAAGAGAGAATTGGTGGCGAAGGTATCAACTATGATGGTAAGACAGATATCACGGCATCAGCAAGAGGAAACTATACAATGGGCAGAATTGTTGTTGGCCGTGCAGGTGCTTGGGTAGAAAAGGACTTTGTAGCCGATATTTCCGGTGATGATTATTCAGCAGGAGCTGAAGAAGTGAGCGAATACTTTGATGATCTGTATCAGGGTGTGCTTATCAATATTCTCAATGGTACTTTCTCTATGAGTGATGCTGAAGGTAAGAAATTTGCAGACGGACATACTCTTGATATCACTGCTGATAAAACGGACGGTACATTCGATGTAACGACACTGAATACAGCAATGCAGAAGGCATTGGGTGACAAAAAGGGAAAATTTGCACTTGCTATCATGCATAGCGCAGTTGCTACAAACCTTGAGAACAAGCAGCTTGTCGGATATCTGAAATATACAGACAAAGACGGCGTGCAGAAGGATCTTAACCTCTATACACTTAATGGCAGACTTATCCTTGTAGATGATGATATGCCGGTTGAGCATGTGGATGATGCAGAAGGTCTGGGTGTATTTGATAAGTACACAACCTATGTACTGGGTGAAGGTGCGATTGAATATACGGAATGTGACGTAAAGGTACCGGCAGAAATGTCGCGAGATGCACTCAAAAATGGTGGAGAAACAACTCTCATTTCCCGCCGCAGAAGAGTATATGCTCCATATGGCATTTCTTGGAAGAACGGAAATATTGTATCACCATCCAATGCACAGCTTGCAACAGGATCCAACTGGGAAATTGCTTCTAACAATGATGCTACCAAGAAGTCATATTACCCACTGAAGGCAATTGCGATTGCCCGTATCATCACAAGAGGATAAAGAAAGGAGGGATTCATCATGGTATACACAGATTATCAGTATTACACAGATACATATGCTGGGGATATCGTTGATGAGTCCCTTTTTGATAGGTATCTTCAGAGAGCCTGTGTAAAACTTAATTATCTTTGCATGGGTCACATAACAGAAGAGACATACGAGCAGTATTCTTCTCAGATTCAAAGTGCAACCTGTTGCATGATTGATATTCTGTTCAAACTGGATGATGCGGAGAAAAAGGTAAATGATCCGCAAAAGGGCAATATCAAATCTATGTCGAGTGGAGGCAGATCTATTACATTCGGTAATAATGAAACGGTATATTCGGGCGCAGTAGGTGACAGAGAAAAGCAAAATGAGCTGATGTTAGATGCAATCCGAGAATATCTGTATGACACGGATCTGCTGTATGCGGGGGTAGATTGATGGGTTTTTTTGACAATAAGGTAGTTACAGTGTTCAACCAGAGTATAAATGGAGAAACGGGTGAGTGCGTATATTTCCCTACACTTCTGCAGAATGTGGATATTGTGGTTAAGCGCAGCAAAACAGCTACCAAAGACGGACAGCAGGATGCAGATGTGGTTACTCTGTATGTGGAAGATGTTGAGAATTACAAGAAACCAAAGGAGTGGGAGAATTTAGAAGATGCTGAGAAGAAACAGTATTTTACATTTGCTCCAAGAAAAGATTTCTTTGTGAAGGATAATTGTCTGGACGAGTATTCCGGACAGAGTTATGAGGAAATGAGAGCCAGATATGATGACTGCTATATAGTGGAGAGTGTCAGTATATATGAGGATATACTTCCTCATATGGAAATTGGAGGAAAATAGAAGTGGAAAAAGAGTCACTTACGATAAAGGATGCAGAATATGTGCCAGAAGCATTGTTGCAGCACATAATGGGATACCCTGATTATCCGAAAGAATTCAAGCCAAGTCATAAGAATGTGATATGGAACAATCTGATCGCGGAACATTCGATAGGTGTTTTCCCGCTGCAGGGAGCCGTTTATCTTAAAAAATATATATCGGGCAGCTTTAAGGCGCAATTTCCATTCCGCATTGTGTATCGATCATATCCCAAATCAAACCCGGAAACGATAGCAAGTCAGCATTTGTTAGAGAATCTGGGGAGATACATGGAAGAATGCGGAATATCATTTAAAAACTCAGCGGTGACGCTTGAGAGTGTTGAGCGGACAAGTGTTGCATTTCCAATCGGAGAGAAAGCAACCGATCAGGAATATGCAATAAATATGAAACTGATTTACAGCGTGAAGAAAGGATGAAAGAAACATGGCTGAAAATAGAACTAATATGGTCTCCTTGCTTGATATTGGATTGCTTATGGGCAGCACTTCCAAGATTGTTGAAATGGGAGATGGTTATACAGAGCTGACCGAGAGCTGGGGACCGGAAATTGATTCCAAGCAGTATGTAAACATGAAGAACAAATCCAGTTCGTTAAAAGGGTTTGCATTTTCTATGTCACCGGAAAGAGAATACATCTCTGATGAAATGCAGAAGTGTATCGACTATCTTTTTAAGAATTTCCCAACAGGAAAAGCCTGTGAGACATTCTACTATCGATATTACAAGACGGATATCGATACCGAATCAAAGTCCGGTGACTGTATTAAATTACCGGTTATCGTTGCTCCGGATTCTACCGGTGGCAGCGGCGGAGATCCGTTGACATCGACAATTCAGATCTCTGGTAATGGTGATGTGGTTAAGGGAACGGTAACGATCACAGAGTCCGGATGGACATTCAAATAATAAATGACTGGAGAGCATTATAGGGGCATGGGCAAAGAGTCTGATGCCCCTTTGCAAAATAGGAGGTATTTTTATGGAACTGATCAAACTGAAAGATTCCGGTATCAGAAAGGTAGCTATTCAGAACGACGAGGGCGAAGTGGTTTCCGTATTAAAGATCAATATTGCTGACAGAGAGGTCGCAGAAAAGTACGGGAGAATATTGGATCGGCTTGAGAAGATATCCGAGGAGGCAAAATCTGCTGCTGAGGAAATGAAAAAGAAATATGAAGGTACTGAGGTGAGCTTTGAGCAGATAAGAGAGTCTACACGGACACAGGTTGTTTTTATCAAAGAGATCATCACTGAGATTGATCATCTGTTTGGAAAAAATACTGTAAGAAATGTATTCAAAGAGAACTATGAAATTGATGAATACTTTATTCCGTCGGAGGAAATGCTGCAGGACTTCCTGAAGCAGATCATGCCTATCATGGAGAAGTTCTTTAAACAGAAGTTCTCTAACAGCAGACGGAAATACAGTGCAAAAAGAGGTAATCGATGAACAATATCCTTTTGGATCCATTGCCGCATGAATGGAATGGATACCAGGTAAATACTTCTTTTCGGATTGGAATACAGGCTTTTTTGGTTCGTGATGATAAGGAACTTGCTGATTGGGAGAAAACCAATGTTATCCTGTATCTTTTATTTGAGGATGATGATGGAAATCTGCGGGAACATCCGGTTGGAACGGATCTTGAAAGCTGTATCAACTGGTTTCTGAATGGGTGGTATCATGACAGGCAATCAGGTGGCAGACAGGAAAAGAGATTGATAGATTATGATATCGATCAATATCGTATATTTGCTGATTTTATGCAGATATATGCTATCAATCTGAATACGGCGGATATGCACTTTTGGGAGTTTATGGGGCTTTTATGGAACATGCCTTACAAATATTCATCATTTTTACAGGTAATTGAAATCAGGAAGAAAGCAATTACAGGGAAGATGGGACAAGAGGAAAAGAAGATGATCAGGGAAGCCAAGAACGTATATGAGCTTGAACAGCCCGGACAGGAGTACTCTCAGGAAGAGAAAGATAAAATAGATGCGTATGATCGCATGATGGCAAGAATGAAGCACAAGGAGCAGTAATATGGCTGGCGGATATGATGGAAGCGTCAAGATCAATACAGAACTGAATACGAAGGATGCAAGCAGCCAGATGATGTCTCTTGAGAACCGCATAGAAAAGACCGCTCAAAAGGTTCAGTCTTTAAAAGACAAAATGGATGCTGCAGTGAAGGCCAAGGTCCCGACAGAGGAATATAAAGAACTGGAAAGAACGCTTGCCCGTGATAATAAGGAACTGGAAAAGCTGATTCAAAAGCAGGAACAGTGGAACGGAAAAAGGGCGGGAGCCAAATGGAATGCACTTGATGCACAGGTAGAGCAAAAGGGATCCGATGTGAGAGCCCAGGAAGCGTATATGAAACAGATGCGCAAAGAGGGAACAGCTTTTATGCCGGGAACGCAGACAAGTGAGTATATGTCCCTGTCAGAACAGTATAGCAGTGCGCAAAAGGATTTAGAAGTGCTGAATAAAAAGCATGATGAGCTGATTGCTAAGCAGATCAAAGCGGGAAAAACGGGTGCCGATTCTATGGAGCGTATCTCGAAATCGGCGAAAAAGTCTGCGAATAGTATAGATACCTTTGGACGTAGGCTGACGCAGCTTGTAAAGCAGGTTTTTGTATTCTCTGTGATCACAAAACTGCTGAATTCAATGAGAACGGCTCTGGCGAGTGGACTAAAAGAATTTGCACAGTACAGTGATTCTTACAATCGTGCAATGTCAGATTTTCAGTCGTCAACAGATAATATGAAAAACTCACTGGCAGCAGCATTTGCTCCGATCATTACTACGGCAATCCCATATTTGACGAAATTCATTGACTTTCTTACAAATGCGATTAATGCGGTAAATAAATTTATTTCTGCTCTTATGGGAAAATCTACATGGACAAGAGCTGTTAAACAACAGAAGCAGTATGCAGGTGCTTTGGATGATACAGCAGAAAGTGCCAAGGAAGCTCAGAAAGCCGTTGCCGGATATGATAAGCTGAATGTTCTGAACAGTGATAAAAGCAGTGGTAAAAAAACAAAGAGCAAAAGCAGTGGGGCTGTTTGGGAGGAAGTACCGCTTACCGAGAAAGACTTTGCGTGGATAGAAAAGGTGAAGAAGATCCTGAAGACAATCTTACCAATAGTGCTGGCAATAGGTACTGCAATGGCGGCGTGGAAAATTGCCGGTTTCCTTTCCGGTCTTATGAAAACGAATCCGGTGCTGGGGAAAATACTTGCAACCATTGCTGCAATAGCGGGGCTTGCTATGGAAGCCTGGTCTTATATGGACATGTGGAATAATGGAATAAATTGGAAGAATCTTCTTGTCAACTTAGCCGGAACAGCACTTGCCTTTGGTGGAATCTTCGCTTTGTTCGGCAAGAAGGGCGCAGGTATTTTCCTTGTTATAGATGGCATCGCTAAAATGGTTACGGCAATACATGATATCGTGGAGAATGGTCTTACATGGGAAAATGCAACAATTCTCCTGATGGGCGTCTTAGAGACATTTGGCGGATTCTTACTGCTATTTGGATCAAAATATATCATTCCGTTTGGAAAGAGCCTCCTTGTAGGAATTGGAGGTGCTTTTTCCGGGGTACCACTTCTAATGCAAACAAGTCTTACAGATATAATTGCAGGGGTAAAGATGGGCGAAATCGGAGCTGCATCTTTAGGAGCTACAATAGGAACTACGATTGTAGCTGCCATTGTAGCTGCCATTGTTGGGTTTAAACTTGGTGAAAAAATAAATGAGTGGATCACCGGTGAGCAGATCGATATGTCATTCACGGAAATGATGGGTGAAATCAAGGATTCTGTTACTGATGGGACATGGAAAGAAGCATTGGCTCTTTGGAAGGAAGATATAGACGATGGACTGATTGCTATCAATGACGATTATAACGAATGGACAAAGGGAATCAGAGAAAAAATCTCAACGGCGTTTGATGAAACCAAGCAGGATTTTGCACAGGTAAAAGCAGAATTCAAGCAGGGGCTTGCAGAGTTAAAGAATGACATAAAAGAAGAATTAAATGGTGGAATTGGTCATGTTGAAGGGTTCATCAATAAGGTAGTATCCGGAATTAATAGTCTTATTTCGCTATTAAATGCTATAAAGGTTGATATTCCCGATAATGTGCCGATCATTGGCGGGGTTAGCTGGGCCGGTCTGAATCTTGCACCATTGAACACGGTAAAGATTCCAAGGCTGGCCAATGGTGGTATAGCCACAAGCTCAACAATAGTGAACATCGCGGAACAGGGAAAAGAGGCTGTCCTTCCTTTGGAAAATAATACCGGGTGGATGGATGATCTGGCGAATAAATTAAGTCAGAAAATAGAGGTTACGGTAGTACCGGTACCGGATCCGAGCGGAATATTTGAAACTGTAAGGGTGCAAGCAGTTGAGTATAACAAGAGCACAGGGGACAGGGCCTTTAGTTGATAAAATATGGTGAGTTAGATGTTGGTAAAATTTGGAGATTTTGATTTAACACCTTACATACTGCAGGAAGGATATGATCCGACTCCGAATAGGAGAACAGATATTGATTCCTATCAGGATGCTGTAAATGGAGAATTACATAGAAAAACACTCAAACATACGCGTACCAGTCTGTCCATGGAAATAGGTTCCATGTATGAAAATACCCATAGATTTTTTATGGATAGACTGGTTCAGAATTATATTTGCTATGAAGAGCGTGATGCAACAGTTACTTATTATGATACAGAGAGCGGATCCATGAAGACCGGCCACATGTATATTGATTCCAATCAAAAATTTGGAAAAGTGATAAAAGAAATAAACGGGCAGAAGTATATGAGTGGATTCACGCTGGAGATGGTGGAATATTAAATGCTAAAAGTGAGTAATGCAGTCAAGAATGAGTATTTTAAGAATACGACAAGGTATCTGAATATCAGCATAAGTAAATCTGATACTGAGGTTATAAATATCTCTCCCTATGATATTTGTCAGGAAAGCATGGTATTGAAAGAACGGCTGCTTGATAAAAAAAGTGTGGAATATGTTGGGTGCAATGCCAGTGTTTTTAAGATAACTATCAATGGACTCCATAAGGGTTTAAAGGGTAAAAAAATAGAAGTGTCTCTGCATACGGAAAATACAGTGGGAGCTCCAATTCCTTTGTTTCATGGAGTTGTAGATGATGTTAAATTGCAGAGCAATAAAAAATCGATTGAAATAACTGCATACGACATGATGTACAGTCTTGCAGATGAGGATGTTACATCATGGTTCCGGACACAGGTGGCTTACCTGAAAATGGGTAAAAAACTGACCATTAAGAAATTCCGGAATGACCTGTTTGTGTTCCTGGGACTGACACAGAAAAAGCGGACATTGGCAAATGACGGTTTTTCCATCAAGCAGCTTGTAAATATGGCAGATAAAGACGATGAGGAGGACGCTGATGAAGAGGAACAGGAAAAGATCTATGCTCTTGATCTGATCAAAGCGATCTGCCAGATCAATGGTGTGTTTGGCATCATAAACAGAAATGGAGAAATGGACTACAGACGTTTAGGTGTGGAGGATGAAGATGATGGTGCATATCCCGGCGTGGATCCGGATGATAAAACAAATGGACTGTATCTGCCGTTTGTACCGGGAATCGGTGTTACGGATATCATTACAGATTCGACCTTCTATTATCCATACTATAAAAGCTTCACCTATGAAGATTATGACGTACATGGGATCACAAGGGTATATGTCAGACAGTCGGAAGATACAAAAGCCGGATATGCCGGATCTGATAAGAAATACAAATACATAACACAGGGAAACCGCTTTACGCTTGGCACCACCAAAGAAGAAAAAAGAGAGATCGCCACAGCCATCCTGAATAAAGTGCAGGGTGTGACCTATACACCATTTTCAGCAGAATGTACAGGGCTGCCATACTTGGAAGTCGGGGATCCGGTGCAGTTCTACGTGTATGATTTTGAAGAATCTGACAAGCAGAAAAAGGATGTATTCACCCTGAAAAGCTTTTATGTCCTGTCAAGGACACTGAAAGGGATCCAGTCTCTGACAGACACCCTGACAGCGCAGGGAGAAGAAAAGCAGAGACGGTTTGTATCGGATCTAGGCGTCCGGGAAGATGTGTCAACGGCTTCGTTGAAGGAACAGGCGGACAAACAGGATGAAAGGATCAAGAGCTTGGAAGATGCAGCAGACACAGGATTGAAGGTGGAATCAGTAACAGCATTGCCTGCAAGCCCGGATCCGAACACAATCTATCTGATACAGGGGACGGTGGGATGATATGGCAAGAAAACAATCAAGTACGATTTATTATCGTGGGAATAAGCACAAAGAAATATATTATCAGGGGCATTACCATGACAAGATGTACCTTGGAGGGCAGCTTATTTGGGAGAAGCTGAAATCAGCATCATTGAGATTAGCAGAATTCTATTCTTTTATAGAGTACAAAGACACCATATATTGCTTTGCAAATTTGAGAAGTAATGATTGGGAAGGTGCTTTACATGATAGATGGTATATATGTACATATGATGCAGAAAAAAATAAGCTTATTCCAATAGCAAATGTTGCAGAATTTAATGATGATAAAACAGTTTATATGCGTGATGTGGGTGAAAATGGATTTCTATGCTATATAAAAACAACTAAAAGTATCAAAACTGCAGTTGTTTCTGTTGATTCAGAGGGTAAATCACAAATTGTTTACACAGATGAAAAAAAACCGAAGTTTCCTTGTTATTTCTTGAAAACAACAGATGGAAAGACAGAAATGAAGTTTGCCGTAGATGAAAAATATTATTATGACACTACAAAGGCAACTGTAACAGGAGATGATTCGGATTCAGATTATCCAAGATACTATTTTGTGCAAAGGAATGTATCTGATGAAACTGTTGCAGAAGAAATTTTGATGATTAAGGGATCTAATCTTGTGTCGTTGAATACAACCGGAAATATAGTTGAGTATCCGGCATTTGTATTTAAAAATAATGTGTATGTTTTTGGATGGTCTGACGCAAATACAGGTCAGAGGTTAGACAGCATCTTTGTGTATGGAGACAGCCATCCGGTTTGTTCCTTATCTCATGGATCATCTTTTAGTATCTCACAGATAGTTAGTGATACTTATTGTAGATCTTACTATGTCACAGATGATGCTGTTTATATGACAGGAAGATATTATGAATCAGGTTATAAAATGGCAGTATATGCTTTTGATGGCAGCGGCATAAAAGCACTATTTACTGTAGGTACTTCAGTATTGGGTACTTTTAAAAATGTAAAAAAAATAGGTAATTCTGTTGTTGTCTATTCAAACTATTCTGGTTTGAGCAGCAGCGAAACATCTAATTTAAAAATAGGTGTGTACAAAGACGGACAGCTAAACAAAATTGACATTGCACCACTTAGGAACATCACACATTTTTGCGGTGTGTTTGGGAATGAAGAATACATATGCGCAGCAGTTTATTTAAGATACATGTATCAAGATCTACCAAACGGATTGTATATAGTCAGGATATCACAAGAAACGCTTGAAATAGTCGATTTTATCAATCCAACAATAGATGAGAGAAAATTATAAAAAGGAGATACAAATGGCAAATTATACGAAAAAATTCACGAAACCATATGCAAATGGATATAAGGACAGACCGGATACAAGTACACCTGTCACAGCAGCAGTCAAGAACATGGAAACGGATGCACTGCTTGCAATTGAAGAGTATCTTGCACGGAATAATATCACACCTGTGTCTATAGATGGGTTGTTGAATAACGGATATAGCATTGCAATTGTTGAGATAGATGGCGAACCGTATGATCTTAATATACCTGAATTGTACTATAAATCTGCAATTACAGGGGGAACAAAGATTGGTCAGATCAAACTTGGAGAGAAGTCATATGATTTATATGCGCCAGCTGCTTCCACAGGCGGAAGCACCGTTACAGCAGAAGCCACACTGACAGAGGGTACAGAAATCGGAAAGATCACGATTGATGGGAAAGAGATTATCTTATATGCTCCACAGACAAGCAGTATCACTGTTGATGCTGAATTGTCTGCTACTAGTGAAAATGCAATTCAAAACAAAGCGGTAGATGCCGCTGTGAAAAATTTACAACAGCAAATTGATGCAGGTGGCACAGGTGGAAGTATAACAGTAGATTCTACGCTTTCCACAGAATCAGAGAATCCAGTGAAAAACAAGGTAGTTACAGCGGAACTTGACAAAAAACTTGAAGTTTTGGGGGATGATGAGCAAGCACCGGATGCTGTTAAATTTGTATTAGATTCCGAATTGTCTTTAACTTCTGAAAACGGGGTGAAGAACAAAACAATAGCGCAGGAATTTGAGAACTATGCAACAGGTGTAAAGATGGTGGCAAAGGCTGCGGAAGCGGAAACAGCACAGACAGCAGGAAGTGCTACAACAGCAGAAACTGCAACCAAGGCAGCGCAGGACGGAAATGGGAATGTAATTGCTGATACCTATGCAAAAAAGACAGAAATACCGTCAGGCTCCGCTGTAGACTCTGAATTGTCCGAAACTTCCACTAATCCTGTGCAGAATAAGATTGTTACAAATGCAATAAATGAATGTGCTAAAAAAACACAAATTCCTACAATAATAGATTTGAGTGATAAATTAAAAAATGGAAGATATAATGATTATTCACTAAATGATGACTTTAGTAAATGTTATAAAATAAATAACATTATTTATGGGCAGTTATTTATTACTGGATTAAATGATGATGAAAAACCAAATAAGCGTATACTCGTTGCAGCGTTTGACGAAGATTATTTTCAAGATAGAACAAGCGATGCAAGTTTCTTTTGTGGTTATTTGGAAATGTTAGAAGGTAACGGAAATATATATTCTAGTGACAAAAACAATAGAATACAAATCCCATTAGTATATGATCCGATTAACTATGAAATAGAAGCAATTTCGTTAGAAGATGATACTTTACATTTTCAATCAACAACAATATTAAGCGGATATTTTAGACTAATCACATAAATTTAAGGAGGTATAAAAATGTCAGCATTAGAGAAAATAACCGATTGGCTCAAGCTTGGAAATAAGATTGTAATTCCGAAAACATATGCATCTTGTGTATATGACGCGAACGGAGAGACTGTAGAAGCAAGATTAAAAGCTTTACAGAGTCAGATTGATACAGGAGGCAGTAGTATAAAAACGAGTGGAAATGTTACCTACGGTGGCACAGGGGTAGGTGGTTTGGCTACTTACCATGATCTGCAGGCTGCACCTGTACAAACAGCAGAATAACGGAAAGGAGATAGAACATGGCTACAATAATGGGGCTTAATTATTTATATCTGACGAAAGCAGTTGTAAATTCAACAGGCGCAACAGTGTATCAGTTTGACTTTGATATAGAAAAGGTAAGCACTGCACTTGGCTTGAAGGTTACACAACTTGAATCAAATGATGAAAACTATCCATATTATTATCTGATTCATGCAGGGGAGGACACACAGAATGGTGTATTGATTCGTGTAAATAAAGATAAAACTTATATACATGGCTTTTTGTATGCAAATGGATCTTTTGATACAGGAAGATATAATTTTACGGTTTCAACAATTTCAACAACACAGCAATGCGTACTTTATTATAAGAAAGATGCAAATAGTGTTGTATTCGGATTCTCAAAAACGAATGAGGTTCCAAGAATAAACTGTGCATATTCTGTGTATAGAAAATTAGGAGAGACAGAAGAACACAAAGGATTCCTCATCAATTATCAAGGAACAACCAATGCCGGAAGTTGTCTCTTAGCAGATGGTACGATTGATACTATCAGTAGAGGTTCTATTTCAATTGGAAATGGTATATTGACAATGTGTCCAATGATGTTTACAACAGCACAGGTAATTTTCCCATATGCTTATATCTCACGTATAGATGCTACAGATGTCAACTCAAAATATATCGACATGAACGGTAAGGTATATATTAGAGCAGTATCTTACAGCGCAACAGACAACAAATGGCTTGTGGAATTTGATGCATAAGCAAGAGAAAGGAAGGAAAACATATGAACGAATTAGGAAAAGTCAAAGCATTTTTTATTATGGTGGGAACAGCCATCTGGGCACGACTTGGAGTACTTGCAATCCCATGGCTCATGCTGTTACTGCTCAATCTGATTGATTATGCATCGGGAATCTCGGCCGCAAAATACAGAAATCCAACAGACAAGAAACCGGTCAAAAGCTGCATAGCACTCAGAGGCATACAGAAAAAGGTGTGCATGCATGTCCTTGTCGTGATTGGCTGCCTTATAGACTGGCTTATCAAGTCATCTATTGCAAATGCCGGATGGGGAATTACATACCCTCCAGTGTTTGCAATTGCGATAGCACTGTGGCTCACATTTAATGAGATCATATCAGTTCTCGAAAACATGGAAGATATCGGAACACCAATTCCACCGTTTCTCAAGCCTGTCATGAAGATGATGAGGGAAAAAGTGAACGATCATATGGAGCAGTTGGGAGGCGAACAGGATGAGTAAGAAAATAGGACAGGCAGGGCTTGAACTGATCATGTCGTTTGAAGGCTGCAGACTGACAGCATACAAGCCGGTCTCAACGGAAAAATACTACACAATCGGATACGGTCATTATGGACTGGATGTTAAGCGTGACATGAAGATTTCGAAGGCTCAGGCGGAAACATATCTGATTGCAGACTGTCAGAAGTTTGCGAACTATGTTGACAATAAAGCATATGTGCCGATTACATTGAATAACAATCAGAGAGATGCGTTGATCAGTTTCGCATACAATTGCGGACCAGGTAACCTGAAGAAGCTTTGCGTCGGAAGGACACCTGCACAGATCGCAGAGAAGCTTCTTGCTTATAATAAAGCAGGCGGGAAGGTGCTGCATGGTCTTACGAGAAGAAGAGAGGCAGAGAGAGCTCTGTTCTTGAAGACGGAAGTTGCACCGGTGCAACAGGACTGCTATACAGATGGCAAGAATTACGTGACGACTGCTGCACTGAACATTCGCATCACACCGGCAGGTGCCTTGAAAAGATGGGACAAGTTGACGGCATCTGGGAAGAAGCACTCTGACAATAATCAGGGTTATGCAGTGCTCAGAAAAGGAACGACAGTAACCTGTAAAGAGATTAGACAGGTAGCATCTACAGTGTGGATGCGGATCCCTTCCGGCTGGATCGCAGCAATTACTAAGAATAATAAGAATATTGAGTGACAATAAGCCTCGGCGATTAAGCCGGGGCTTATTTGGTTCTTACGAAAATAAAATATACGCATAAAATACGCATAAAAACATTGACAAATGCGTATTATATACGTATAATGTAAATATAAAGAAGAAAGGAGGTAATCACTTAGCAGTGAAAAGAAACGATTTAATAAAGCAAGTTGAAAAAAACGGATATAGGTTATTGAGACACGGAGCCAATCACGACATATATACAAATGGCGAAAGAAACGAAACAATACCAAGACATAAAGAAATCGATGAACAACTTGCAAAAATCATTTTAAGGAGGACGGGGAAGTAATTTCCCCACTCTCTTTAATGAAAAGTCACTGGGAGAACAAAGAACAAAGCGCAAAAAAGAATGAGAAGTAAGAAGCAAATGGAGGAACTAAAATGAAAGGAGTATATCCGGTATTTATTACAGTGGGAAGTAAATACTATCTGGTCAGAATCCCTGATTTTGATATTGATACACAGGGGGAAGATCTTGCGGATGCTATTGAAATGGCAAGAGATGCCATAGGTTTGATGGGGATTGAGCTTGAAGATGAAGGAAAAGAAATACCAGCACCAGAATCTGTAAAAGAAAACGAAGAATATAAGGATGCGATAAAAACGCTGGTAGATGTTGACTTTGATGAATATAGAAGGCAACAGGATATGCGATTGGTAAAAAGAAATTGCACAATACCATATAATCTGAGCATGGCAGCAGATAAAGCAGGGTTGAATGTTTCAATGGTATTGCGGAACGCTCTGACAGAACAGCTTAAGGGCAAAGTAAAATATATTTGA